TGAAAGCGCTGCAGGAATTTCGCGCCTAACACAATTTCCACGAACACCTACAAGTAACGACCTGTCGTGTATCCCACCATGACCACAACACAAGTCATTGATTCACAACACCCGGCGCCGGTTATCACGACAGCGCTGCCGGTTATACACGACACCCGCGCGCCGCTGCAAACCACCGGAAAGCCAACCCTATGGCAGCGCATCGCCATCGCGGTGCGCGCAAAAGGATACAGCCTCAGCACTGAGCGCACCTACGTGCATTGGGCCAAGCGGTTCGTGGCGTGGCATGACAAGCGCCACCCATCCGCCATGGGCGCGGCCGAGGTGCAGGCCTTTTTGAACCACTTGGCCGTCGATCAATCCAGCGCGCCAAGCACCTGCAAGCAGGCGCTGTGCGCCCTGCTGTTTTTGTATGGCCAGGTCCTGGGCGCACCGCTGCCTCACATGGACCTCAACCGCCCCAAAAGCCAGCCGCGCTTGCCGGTTGTCTTGAGCGTGCAAGAAGTGCGCAACCTGCTCGCCCACACCAGCGGGACACCCAGCCTGGTCCTGCGCCTGCAATACGGCACCGGCCTGCGACTGATGGAAGCCTTGCGGCTGCGCGTGAAGGATCTGGACCTGGACCGCCGCGTGTTGACCGTGCGCGAAGGCAAGGGCGGCAAAGACCGCACCACCATGGTCCCCGACAGCCTGATCCCCGAGCTGCGCGCCCACCTTATCGCTCGCCGCAAACTTCACGACATCGACCTCGCCGCCGGTATGGCCGATGTCGAACTCCCCTACAACCTCGCCGCCAAACTGCCCAACGCGGGCAAGGCATGGGCGTGGCAATTCATTTTCTGCAGCCCAGGATATGCCACCTGCCCGCGCACCGGAGTGATCCGACGCCACCATCTGCACGAAGTCAACATCCAGCGCGCCATGCGCAAGGCGGTCCAAGCCGCAGGCATCGCCAAACGCGCCACCGTCCACACCCTGCGCCACAGCTTCGCGACCCACCTGCTCGAAGGCGGGACCGACATCCGCACAATCCAGGAACTGCTCGGGCACTCAGATGTCGAGACGACCATGATATACACCCACGTCGTCAACCGTGGCGGGCGCGGCGCCGTCAGCCCGCTGGACCGGATCGCCGCCTGACCATGTCCGAACTCACCCGTGCCCAGCTCTGCGCCTCCATGGGCGTCAGCGACTCCACCGTGGGCCGCTGGCTGCTGGCCGGACTGCCCTACACTCCCGTCGGTGTGCGCGGCAAGCGATTCGACCTGGCTGAGTGCCGCGCGTGGCTTCGGGAGCAGTACCAACCATGTCAACCTGGACAGACAAACAAGGCCGCCGCCACGTCGGCATCATGGTCGCCGGCCGCCGTGTTCACCGAATCCTGCCGACGGGTGCAACTGCGGGTGACGCCAAGCGCACAGAGGCCGAGCTAAGAGCCGCGCTCGCCGTCAACAAAACCCCAGCCATCCCCGGAGACCCGCGCCTACCTCACATCATGGGCCTGTACCTGACACACTGCGACACCCTGCGCAGCCCCGACACCGCGCGATTCCACGCCCTGCGCCTGGGCCCATGGGCCGAGCAATACCGCGCCAGCCAGGCCCGCCAGTGCGCCGCCCACATGATCAAAGACATGACCGGCGCCTACGCACCCGCCACCATCAACCGAAGCCTGGGCGCGCTCAAGAAAGCGCTGCACATGGCCTGGGAACAAGGTCTTACGCCCGAGGACTACGGCGCCCACGTCAAGCGCCTGCCCGAACACAACGCCCGCGAGACGCACCTCAACATCGAGCAAGTCAAGCAGATCGCCGACCACGCCAGCGAACAGGTGCGCGCCGCGATCTGGATCGCGCTGCTGACCGGGTGCCGACGCGGCGAAGTGCTCAAGATCCAGCCCGCCGACATCAGCGAGACCACCATCATGATCAAGGCCGGGAACACCAAGACCCTCAAGACCCGGATCGTGCCCATCATCCCGGCGCTGCGGCCGTGGTTGGCGTGGCTACCCCTGCAGATCAACGCCGAGGGCCTGAAAACCGGCTTCCGCCGCGCCAGAGAGGCCGCGAAGATGCCCGATGTGCACTTCCACGACCTGCGCCACAGCTGCGCCACCATCCTGCTGGCCAGCGGCGCCGATTTGTACACCGTCGCCAAGATCCTGGGCCACAGCTCGATCAAGACCACAGAGCGCTACAGTCACATGCAAATAGATCAGCAACGAGACGCGCTCGTAAAGGCATTTGGATGAAACACTTCAACACCACGCACGGGCACGCCAGCCGCGGGAAAAAGTCTCCGACTTACAAGGCGTGGGAGTCCATGATCCGCAGGTGCACGAATCCCCGACAACAGAACTACGCCCTCTACGGCGCAAAGGGCATCACTGTCTGCGAACGTTGGCGGTGGTTCGAGAATTTCCTAGCTGACATGGGCGAAATGCCAAAAGCCAGCTCGCTTGATCGAGTCGACTTTCACGGCCACTACGAGCCGGGCAACTGCCGCTGGGTGACGATGACCGAGCAGCAGAGGAACCGAAGGAACAACCGCTTGTTCACCCATGATGGCCTGACGATGACCGCTGCAGCCTGGTCTGAGCGCACAGGCATCCCATCTGCAACAATCAGAAGCCGAATTGATCGATATGGGTGGAGTGAGGCTCGAGCACTGACCACGCCGCACCGAACGCGAGCAGAAGCATGCAGGGCAGCTTCTGCGGCGCGATGGTCTGCCGCGTAAATTGCACAGGCAATTACACAGACCCTGAGAACTCAAAAAGAAAAAGCCACGTAACTCATTGAATTACATGGCTTTATTTGGTGGGCGGTGCAGGGTTCGAACCTGCGACCCCTGCCGTGTGAAGGCACCTGACGGTCAAAACAGCACGGGCGCCCATAGGCGGGCAGCGGTCAGGACGCCCACAAAACGCCCCTGACGGTCAGGATTTTGCACTGGAATTACACAGGCCAAAACAAAAAAGCCCGCCCACCCCAAAGGGCAGGCGGGCTGGAAGCCGGTGCGCTGGCCGCGCGGTCCGGCAGGAGACAACAGTGGCGACTGCTGATCGTTACGGCGCGGTCGGCGCCGGGGTTGTTTCGATCACCAGCGGCTCGGCTGGCGAGTACGTTGTGATGGCCTGGCTGGCGATGCCTTGTGAACCGGTGACCGCTGCGCCCATGATGTCCAGCTCGCCCTGGCGGATCGCGGTCGCGTTGTTGTTGGCCTGGCGCTGCGTGTCGGCGTTCTCCCGGATCAACGTCCACGGCACAAACACCCTGGCCGCGACGTCACCAGCGGCGCGCAAATACTTCAACCCCGTCGGCTCCACCTCTTTTGGTGCCGCGATGCTGTACCCCTGCGCCTGCTGCGTGACCGGCTCGAAAACGGTGAACGACTCGGCATCAATCGTGATCGGCTGGCCGGGTCGTGCCTTGATCTCCACCAGCGGGCGCCGTGCCGCCTCTTTGGGCGCGGCGATGGCCTTGACTGCCGCGTAGTAATCGCGATGCTTGAGCACGTCGGCCGCGTGGCTGGAATCGAGCCCGGTAGTTGCGCCCTTGGTGCTGGTGCCCTCGTCAAGGGCGGAGGTAGCCACCTGGACCAGCGACTCGGTATTGAGCCCGGCGCAACCGGCCAGGGACAAGGGGATGAGCAAGGCAAAAAGCAAGCGTTTCATGGTGAATTCTCCGTTTCAGGTGGTGTGGTGGTGGTGGGTGGCAATGGCACAAATCGACAGTAAACGCGGCGCTCCCAGCGGTCTTTACACACGGTGCCCGCGCATGTCTTGGTCTCGCCCGGAAGCCATTGCAGGTTCTCGACCGTGTCGCAGCCGCCGCACACCAGCGGAACCACGTGATCCCTGAACCAGCCAGGACATGCGCCCGCCTGCAAACCGGTGGACGGACACGGATACATCGCCTGAAAACTGCGCAACACCGCGCGAGACCGGACAATGTCGCCATCGGCGTCGCGCTTCGGGGCGCCGCAGTAGCGCGCATCCTGAGCCCATGCCCACGGCGCCGCCAGCAGCGCCAGGCAGAGCAACAACGCCCGCGTCACGAGTCCGCCCTGTCAATGGCCGTCAGAAAAGCCTGTTGGTGGAATGCGTCCCAGGTCTTGCGGTGAGGCTTGCCCGGGCGCCAGGTGCGCATGTACAACCTCCAGGCGCCAGCCGCGTCGTCAACAGCCGGGAGCCTTTTCGGGTCGGTGAACAGCAGCAAGCGCGCGGCCACGGCGGCCAGCACGTCGTTGGTCTCGACAGCGTTCCAGATCGCCGTCGCGTTGAACGGCACATCCTGCAGCACACACACGCGGTGCATCCAGTACCGGCTCGCCGCGTGATCAACCACACCACGACAACCGCCCAGGCGCTCGAACTGCCAGAACCCTTTGGCTGGGCCGGTGGGTCGCGGCGGATTGCCGACAAGCTGACGCCGATCGGTAAACCGGCTTTCCTGCAGGCCGATCGCGTACATCATCACCCGCGCCTGCTGGCTCGACATCGCGTGCGGCAACAGCGCCAGCCCTCGGTCGATGCTGTCGAGGATCTTGTGGTCGATGGTGGTCATGCGGTTTCCATAAAGTCAAACAGGCCGATCGTTTTCACTTCCGGGATGCAGTTCGGGCTGCACCAGAGTGTTTCGCCCGCGCTGTTCTCGACCGCTTCATCGGTCATCGCGTACCCCTTGCGCGCGGTCCATGTGCGGGTGTGCCACCCTTTGGCAAGCAGCGCGTCGTGTTCGCCCGCGTGACCACACAACACGATGCGCAGCGCCTTGTTGTCGCCATTGGCATCGCACCAGGCGCGTACATCCTCGGCAATGCCCAGGCCCATGCCGCCCGCGCTGTAGTCCATGGCGCCCTTGGCATACGGAGGGTCGAGAAAAACGGCGGTCAAGCCATGGCGAACTGTCACGGAATCCTTGACAGTTCGGGACCAGTCTCCACACGTGACGCGCACATCGCGCAGCCGATCATGCAGCGCGCGCATCCATTCGCGAATGTAGGCAGAGCGCGGGTGTTCATCGCCCTGCCCGGCTGACAGGTGCGGGAGCTGGCGGTTGATGCCCTTCCCGGCGTCACCCAGGTGCGGGAGCTGGCGGTTGATGCCCTTCCCGGCGTCACCCAGGTGCGGGAGCTTGCGGCGGTCGACCAGCGTCGTGCCGTCGTGAACCCATGGACCCTCGCCGCTGCACCAGCCCGATCCAATCCAGTTACAGGCGCCCCAGCACCACCAGCCCGCGCTGCGCGCGTCAAACCACGCGGGGTCGGCGTGTAGCTGGTCGGTGATGCTTTCCCGATGGCGCACCAGCCAGGAATGCCGCGCAAAGAGGTCCACCTCGTTGCAAGGCCAGTCAGCCGCGTGCGCCACAGCCTCGGGATCCGCCGCCACAGCGCGCCAGAAGTTGGCCACCATGCCGTCGAAGTCGTTGATGGTCTCGATTCGCTTGCCAGGGGTCTTTGGGGCGCCCAACAGCATGGCAGCCGAACCCGCGAAGGGTTCCACGTAGTTATCCACCACCCCAAAAGCCGCCCACACCTGCTCGCAGGCGTTGGACTTACCGCCAAACCACGGAAACGGCGCCGCCAGCGTGCCGCTGATCGACTTCATGCCGCAGCCCTTTCAACATGGTGTGCCCGATGTTCCGCCGCCTGCAGCTCAGCCAGCCCGCTGTCGGTCACCAGCCCATCGGTCACCAGGTCCACGCCGGCCGCCGCCTCGCGGTAATAGTGGCGCGTCCGCTCCAGGTCCCTCGCTTGCGCCTGCCGCTCGAACACCTCGGACACGTGCCCGCCGCTGCCCCAGACAACCATCAATAGCGCCAGCATCGGCAGGCTCGAAAAAGCCATCGCGATCAACCCCAGGTCGATGGAACCAACCACCGCGCAGCCGATCAGGAACGCCCCGGCACCCACCAGCACCGGCAGCAACACAAACCGCACCCGAGGCCCGCGCTTCATGTAACCCGCCATCGCCACGAAGTGCAACACCATCACCACGCCCGCCAGCAGCATCAGCGCGCGGGCCGTCTGGTCGATCCAGTCAAAGGGCTGCATCGTCGTGTCCTTTCGGGTCTTTGCCGCCGAGCGCCTTGATCCGCTTGCGGATCACCTCCCACACCAGCGGACCGAACCACGGCCAGCCAGCCGAGAGCAGACCCGCGAGCATGATGTGCGTCAGCAACGTGTTGAAATTCGGCGTGTCAAAGTAATGCATGGCCATCGCGTTGCAGGTCTCCGACACCCACGGGCCGCCCACGCCGCCCGCAAACACCGACACCACCGAATGCGCCCAGGCCGTGCCCCGTGTGCGCGGCGGTTGCGCGGTGATCACCACCGTCGCCCCCACGGCGCCAACCACGAACGGCAGCAACTCGAGGCCGAGCCCGGCCGCCGCGCCGACCGAGACCGCAGACCCCGCCGCGCTGGCGGTCTTGCTGCTGCCCAGGGCCGTACCCGCCAACACCACGCGCTTGGTCCATGTCATGCGTCCACCCACGCAGGCCGGAACCCACCCGAGAAAAACAGCCCGGTCACATCCACCCCGCCGATCAGCGGCAGGATCGTCCACAACGCCGCCGGGTTGAGCATGTGCGCGTCCGGGATGCCCATCGCCGCCGCGCAGGCCTCGGAACAAAAAAACGTGTCGTCGCGCTGCTGCACCAGCGCCTGCCCGACCGATCCGGCCGCGCCGCGCGGGTCATACGGCAGCCCGTCGTGATCAGAGAACCAGATCCGCGCCGCCGTGGTGTGGCGCTCCAGCGTGTCGGGCACGTACATCGCGCGCCAGTTCGCCGACTTGAGCGCGACGCCGTGTTTCGTGCGCACGCCGCCCTGCCCGCGCCCCAGGTCGTCGACCAGCGACGAGCTGCCGATGCTAGCGTCCGATGGCGTTCCGCCCAGCATGATCTCCGTGTGGCTCACGCCACGGGCCGGAGCGCTGTAACCGCGCTGCGCCCAGAGAATGGTCTTGTGGCCCAGGTTCGCAAACAGGCCGCCCCGCTTTTCGGGGCCGGTGTATCCGAGGACGATCACGATCCAACCTCCGCCGTCAGCGTCACGGCGCCAGCGGTCGCCTGCGCCAGGTGCGCAGCGGTCGAGGTGTATTGCACCTGCAACGCATCCGGTGCGATGGCAACGACGGTCGCGGCGCTGGCGTTGGTGTAGTTCCAGGTCAGTGTTGACGCAAGCGTCGGCGTCGCGCGCATCGGCGGCATATCGATCCACGACGCCTCGAAGCCGCCGCCCGTGCCACGGGCGAACACAAAGCGCGAAAACGGAATCACCCGATGACGCTTCTTGCACCGCTCCAACTCATCAAAAGCCCAGTCGTGCGAGGTGTGCATCGCGCCCCGCTCGACCTGGGCCCGGTTGACCTCCAGGGTCTGGCCTTGGGCCAGCACCGCGTCGGTCCAGATCACCAGAATCAGGTTTTTGGCGCTCGCGCCCACGGCGAAAGAACCATCAATCTCCCCCCACACCCCGGCGCCAGGCGCAATCGACCCGAGCCTCAACACGTTGACGCCTTCGATAAAGAAGTTGCCCGCCGTGTAGGTCGTGCTCGCCCAGTTGGCGACCGGATCGCGCGTCAAAACATCGGGGTCCCCCGTCCACTCCAGCACCGCCCACCGCAGCACACCCGCAGTACTTAGCTTCACTCGGGCAAACGCGTTGACCACAGACGACACCACCGACGCGCACCGGCTGGCCTCGACCGCCTGACCCAGCCCGATTCGCTTGGCGACCGCGTCTGGCTGCGTCAACCGGATGCCCCAGGGCGCGCCCGGCTCCGGGTTGGTGGTTTGCGCCACCGTGACCGGCCCCGACTGCGAAAGCGCATACCACCCGTCAAGACACATCACGCCCGAGCCCGCAGAAGTCAGCGCACGCTGGTTGATCTCGAACCCGCCGTTGAGCAGAAGGTTCTTGTGGCCGAGCACCGCCCCCGAGGTCAGCGCGTCGTTGACCGTGCCTGTGCCGTGGCTGATCTGTGCCGAGTCGGCGCGGATCACCTGCCACGCCGAGGACACGCCAGGCGTATGCGCAGTGACGTCCGCGACGTTGGTGGTCAAGGCGTAGACGCTGCCCGCGTGAGACACAGACGCGGGCATATCCAGCGGGCCCGACAACGCAGACCAGGCCCCCTGAAAATTGATCAGCGCGTCAGCGGCGCCCACGGCCACCGACATGTCGTCGAGGTATTCGGCGACAGCGTTGGCTTGACTGCTGAACCCGTTGAGGGCGGCGACCAGGGCGAAGGCCTTGGTGTTAAACGTCGCCTTCGGATCGCTGGGCAGCGGCGGGTCGAACACAGTGGAGATGATGGGTGCGGTCATGTCATTCCTTCGATTTCAAGCAGGCATTCGGACATGACCGGGTTTCCGATCACAATCTCGAACTCTTTGTAAAAGCCGTACACGGTCAGGCTGTCATAGACCCCGCCCACCCAGAGACAGGGCTCGGCGCGGATCTCCGCAAACAGGTCGATCAACCCGTCAACTTCGACGTTCATGACGTTGACCGGAAACGAAGCGCGACGCGCAAAAGAGCGCCGCACGAGGTTGTATTCGCCGTACTCGTCGGCCTCTTTTCGGCTGTAGTCCGTGATCCCGACGGCGGCGCCGTGGGAAATGCTGTGCCCGATCACAATCTGTTGCCCGAGCAACATCACGCCGATAGCCATATCAACCAGCCCGGTCAGGTCCACGCGCACGGTCGCGTTGGGATAGCTCGGCAGGTCGGTCAGCGCGACGCTGCTGCGCTCGATCCGCACACCAAACAGCCAGTCGTGCCACGTGGATTCGGCGATCGAGCTGATGTTGTCAATCGTCCGGTCGTAGACCACCCCGAACGTCGGGTCAGTCATCCGCACGCGCGCCGTGGTCACGCTGCGCATCGCCAGCAACCCCACGGAGTTGATCACCTGACCCGTCGTCAGCTCGTAATACAGCGACAGGGCCTGCTCGGTGCGGCTGCTGTTGGCGCGGTCAAAGGCTTTCCAGCGGTTGGTGGGCGAGACACGGATCCACCACTCCGGCGAGGCCGCTGGAGATCGGCCGGTGTTCGCCGCCTGCAACGACTCATACACCGCGTGCTCCGCCACCACCATGACCCGCGCCCCCAACGCATACGTCGACCCGACCAGCCACTCGGGGTGATCGGTCTCGGGAACGTTGGTGCCCGTCAACATGGCGGGCGTGATCGTCACCGGGCGAACCAGCGTCAAGCGGGCGAAACTCATGCGGACACCTCGCGCGTTTCTGGCATTCCATCGGCATCCCATCGGCGGATGACCTTGTTCAGAGCCTTGCTTTCAGCGACCTGGGCAAAGGTGCCCGAGCGCATGAGCTGCAGCAGCTCGTACAAAAGCCGGTTGGTCTGTTCCCCACCACCGCCCAGGAGGCCCTGTGTTTGCGCGGCGGTGTACACCTGACCGGGGTTTTTGAAGTTGATGATTTCCGGCCCCTCTTCGCCGACCAGCGCCAGGCCGCCCGGGTAGTAACCGCCACGGGCGAAGGCCCGGCGCTCGTTGGCGCCGTAGGTCTGGTAATGCCACTTGAGGTATTCGTCGCGCGCCGACAGGTTCGGGTCGGCGTTGAACTGCCGCGCCCGCTCCAGAACGCCCGCGTTCTCGCCCCAGTAGTCCCGCAGGTCCGAGTTTTTGGCCCAATAGCCGTCGGCGGTCCAGTTCGCGCCCGACTGCGGCGCCGACTCAACGCCGCCGCCAAAGCTGAAACCCCCGCCACCCGACGGAGCGCCGCCGGAGCTGTAGGACTGCGCCATGGCCGCGCTCACCGCGCCGGTATAGGTCGCCATCGCCGATTGAAGATCGACCACCGCCGCGCCCATCGACTTTATAGAGTTGTCCACGCCGAACAGCGCATCGACCTGCTTTTGCGCCAGGTCAACCTGCAGATCCAGCGCGGTCAATTGGTCCTCCAGCAGCGCAACCTGCTGTTCTGCGTTGGTCAGCTCGCGCTGAGTGACTTCCTCCAGCGACGAGAGCTCGCCCGCGAACCGCAGGAACGCGCGGTCGCGCTCGAACCGGCTGGCGTAGGCCGAATCGTCCAGACCCGTGCGCACCGCGTCAATCGCGGTGACCAGGTCGTCGTTGTTGAGTTTGATGGCGCCGGAGATGGCCCGGGCGATCTGATCGCGGGCTGCGCGAGAGTCCAGCGACGCGGTCGAGTCGACGTCGCCGCGCAGCGACCGGATCGAATCGCGCAGGGTCTTGAAAACATCGTTGAGCCCCGCCTCGGCTTCGGCCGCAATGTCCAGCAGGCCGGTCAACCGGTCGCGCTCGGCATCGGCCGAACGCTGAATTGCCGACAACGCGCCTTCGACCGCCGCGCGAGAATCCTGCAGCGCGTACACATGCAGCTTCAACGCGCGGGCGCTGCCCTCCAGCCCGGCCAGCTCGCGCTCGCGCAGAGCCGTCGTGTTGCCCAGTAGGCCCAACAGCTCCGACTCGATCTGGTAACGCTGCGATTCAGCCTCGGCCAGGCTGTTGTTGATCTCCGGGACGCTGATCGACCCGACCGCGCCGGTCACGCCGCTGATCGCCTGCTGGATGCCTGCAATCGCGGATAGGAACCCCGCGTCGTTGAAGATCGCGTTGAGCGCGGCGGCGGCCTGGTTGGCCGTGGCGACGACGCTGTTGATCGCCGATTGTGAAATCGCTTGCGAGATCGGAACGCCAGCGGCCAGGGCCGTGAAAATCGGGGTAATGATCTGATTGGTGAACGCCTGCGCGATCACGCCCGCGTAATTCGACGCGATGGCGGTATAGATCCCGCCGATGATCGTGCTGGCCAGCTGGTCGCCCACCTCCGCCGACGACAGGCGCCCGGTCATCCCCTGCACCAGAATGCTGGCGATGGATTCGCCCGTGATGCCCACCGCCGCCATCGACTCGCGCACACCCTCCATCATTCGCTCGAATTCTTCGCGCGAATACTTGCCGCCGGCCGCTGCCTTCAGCAAGGAAAATTGAAGGTCGTCCATCGCCTTGGCCATGCGCTCGGACTGCTCGGCCGCCGTTTCGGCGCCCTTCATGTTGATGCGGATCTTGCCGGTGTAATTGTCGATAGCCTCGCTGGACAGGCCCATCGCGCGGGCCATGGCGCGCGACCCCTCCAGCACCGACTCGACCTGTTGTTTCACAGCCGCCGAATCGCCGGAATCAACCGCGATCCCAACCGTCTTGTTGGAGCGGAACAAACCGCCCTTGTAGCGCGCGAATCCGCCGACGTTGGCCTCGCCGCCCGCGATGTCGGCTTCGAAGCCGACCGCCGACAACTTGCGCCCGACCAGCGTCGCCAGCCCGGTGGTGCTGCTCAGGATGTCCGCCCACTTTTCCGAGGTGCCCAGGGCCTGCAACAGCTTGCGCATATTGCCGATCTCGTTGCTGGCAAAACCCTTGTTGAACGATGTCTCGCTGATGCTCTTGTCGGCGGTGTAGGAGGAAAACCCGCCAAACCGCACCGTCGACTGGTCGCCGATCCCGAGGGCGGCGCGGGTGTAACCCTTGTCATAGAGGTTGTTCGCGATGGCAATCGCCGCCACGATCAAGGCGGCGTAACCCGCCGCACCGATCAGCCCGGACGAAGCGCCCGCACCACTGGCGCCCGCGCCCCCGGCACCAGCGACACCAGCCGCCCCCGCAGCGCTACCGGCACCTCCAGCGCCCGCAGAAACCCCGGCCCAGCCGCCATTGGCCGCGTACAGCGCGCCAATCGAATCGCCGCCGAAAGCGCCGACCGCGTTGGCATAAGCCAGCGACGCCGAACTGGCGCCCACGCTGCCGCCGCTGTAGGCCTGCCAGGCGGCGCCCAGCGCGGAATTGCTGAGGCCGCTGTTGTTGCCCGTCAAGTAGCTTTGCACGCCGCCCTTGATCGAGTTGGACAACTCTTGTGCAAACGCGCGCTTGAGCTGAGCGGCCAGGTAATCGAAAAACCCATCGGCGAAGCCCTTGCCGCTGGAGAACCCCGCCGCGATGCCGCCAGCCAGCGCCTCGCCCAGGTAGTCCGCCGTGCGGTCCCACTCCGTGTCAGCGCGCTGGCCGATGTTGCGCAACGCCGCGTAAGTCTCTTCTTGCACCGCGTTGGCCGATTCGGCGGCGGCTTTTTCGTCGATCAGCGCCAGGCGCTGACGCCGCAGGTTGATTTCCTGTTGCATCAGTGCGATAGACGCTTCGCTCGCGCCGTTGGACTGAGCAACGATCAGATTCAATTCGAGTTGAGCGATGGCCTCGCGCTCCTTGAGCGACACCAGCTCCGCGCGCTTGTCGGCGCTGGCCCCCACCATCGCCACCTCTTCGCGCAGCACCTCGTTGGCCTCGATCAGCCCGGTGACGCGGCGCACCACGTCGTCGGTCTCGCGGTCCGCAATCTCCGCGATGCGCTCGCGCGTCTTGGCGAGCTCGGCGGCCACCTTCGCGGCCTCCTTGTCGGCGTCGGTGTTGGCCTTTTTGGCGGCGGTGTTGCGGCCGGTGGCGCGGGTCTCTTCCTCAATCAAAGGGGCCCGCCCCCTGATGCGATCAATACCGAGGCGGCGCGATTCGGCCGACGACTGATCACCAGGAGAGGAAATGCCGATAGCGAAGCGACGGCGGGAGTTGATGATTCGATCGCTCAAAGCATCAACTTCGCGGCGGGCTTCAGCGGCGTCGGCTTTCATGGCTCGCCCGATTTCACCGGCGGCCGAAAAATTGAGCTGGGCGACTTGGGCGGCTTGCGCAGCGAGCCCGCCCAACTCTTTGCCAACCTGCGTCAGCACGTACCCGACGTTGACGCCAAGCACCGCCACCGTCTCGAAAACAGTGGCGATAGCATCGCCAATCGAGGCCACAGAGCCGCCTTCCCGCGCGCTAGCGGCAAATGCCCCCGTCAACTCCACCAACGAAGGCAAAAGCCTGTTGGATAGCTGAAGCCCAAGACCATCAACCCGGCTTTGCATCAAAAACAGGTCGTCGTTGAACTTCCCCGCCGCTGCGGCGACTTCGCTGCTGATCGTCAACCCCATCGCCTTGGCGCGGGCGTCGAACTCGCGCATCGACGCCGCGCCGCCGTTGAGCAGCGGGATCAGGTCGGCGCCGCTTTTCCCAAACAGCTGCATCGCCAGCGCGGCTTTCTCCGGTCCGTCCGCGTAGCGGGAGAACTGGTCGGCGACCTCGCCCAGCAGGTCGCGCGTGCTCTTGAGCTTGCCCGACGCGTCGGTCACGCTCAGGCCCATGGCGGCAAACGCCTTGTTGCCGTCGGCGGCGCCCTTGGCCAACTTGGACAGCACCTGTCCAAACTGATCGCCCAGGCCTTCCTGCCTGAACAGCAGTTGCAACCCGGCGACCTCTTCGGCCAGCAGTCCGGTTTTTTGCGCCAGTTCTTCGGTCTGGTCGGCGGCGTCAATCGCACCCCGGATCCAGCTCGTGAACGCGGCCGCAGAGAGCGTGCCAGCCGCCAGCCCGGTCAGGGCCTTGGCGGCGTCGCCGACGCGCGATTGCACCCCCGCCAGCCCGCGCTCGACAGCGCTGGCCCCTTCGAGCTGCAGGCGGATGCCGACGGTGGTGGTCGTGGTGTTCATCTCCCGAGACTTTCAGGCGCCGGGTGTGTCATCTGGAAGGCGACGGGTGGGACGGTTGGCGGCACCAGGTCAGCGGCATCGCTAAAACCCCGGGACCGCTGGCGCAGCGGGCGCGGGCCGCCGGGCCTCGTCAGACTTGCGCCGATCCGACCAGACCTCCAGCGTCGCGCGCTCAGCCGCCAGGATGCAGCGCCAGACGTCGGCGCGATCTTCGGCCGGCAGATCGCCCGCGTCGCGCAGCTCTTCCAGGTGGGCGCGCACGCCCGCGTAATCGAGGCCAGTGGCCCCGCCCATACCGACGCGCCATTGGGTCTGGACCCCCACCCAGCAAGCCCAGGCGCTGACGCATTCGGGCCAGAGGTATTCGGTGCGCTCGTGTTCCTCGGTGTCGACCGCGTCGGGCGCCGACCCCAGCAGACCCAGCGCCGCCAGCGGGCCTGCCCAGGCGGCGCCGGGGTCTTGCTGCTGGGCGGGTTGGGCCCGGTCATGGTCGGGGGCGTCCTGCGCGACTGCTCGAGCGAGCGCCGTCAGTTTTTTTCTTTGGCGCCGGTTTCCGACAGGAAGGTGCGGTAGGTGGTCCAGGCCAGGCCCGGTTGATTCAGCAGCTGGCGCAGCCCGTCGGGCGAGTAATCGACCGGCTTGTCGTCGTCGCCCTTCACGTCAAACCAGTCGATGACAACGTCTACCATGAACTCGACCAGGTTGACTTCGCCGCTGGTCTTTTCCCGCAGCTCTTCGGCGCCCAGGCGCTTGGCGAGGAGGCCGAAGTCAAAGGGCTGTGCCTTGCCTTCGGCGTCGGCGAAAGTGCCTTTGACGCGGAATTTCGCGCGAGGCGCGACCGTGATTTTGATTGCCATGTGTGTTGCCCGAGAAGTAGTGCCCGAGAGACAGGGGTGTGCGCGGCTGCAGGCTCGGGGCCGACCTGCGGGCGGGGCGTAGTGGCGCCCCACCCTGCCGCGCACAAAACAGCTCAGCTCGCGTAGCTGATCGGACGGCCCAGCAGCGTGAACGCGGCGCTGACCTGGTTGACCTGGCCCTTGTTGAGCTGCGGGACTTCGGACACGCTGATGTGACCGTAGCCGTACATCGTGGCGCCGCCACCGAGCACGATCTTGGTCGCCACCTTCGTCAATCGACGGGCCACAGCGAGCATGGTCTGGTAATTGGCGTTGGCCGGATCGTGGCCAAGGGTCAGCGTCATTGACGCGGCATTGAACCCGACGGGGACGTTGATGTCGTTGCGCTTGGACAGGGGCGAAACCGTGGTAAAGCGCGGATCGCCGCCGCTGGTGCTGATCGTCAACACCTGCGGGATCTCGACCCAGGTGCTCACGCGCTGGATCGTGCCCAGGCCCGACGCAGCCGGGAACCAGTTGAGGTCGGTGGTGTCAAGACCCAGCGGGGAGAGCGTGGTCGTCGAGAGCTGATCGGCCTTGTAAACCGAGTCAGTCGCGTCTTCCCAGCCCGACGTGAACAGAAACTCGTCGTTGTCGACGAGCCCGTGCGCGGCGCTGGTGGTCAACACAGCGGGGTTGGCGTTGGTCGCGACCGACACGGTCGAGGCCGCGGCAAAGGTCTGGCTGAAGTAGAACTTCGAGCCTTCGGGGAAATAGTAGGCCATTTTGGGCTCCAAATATCAAAGGGCTGCGCCGTCTCCGGCGCGGTGGTACACAGAAAAAACGAGGGTGGCGCAGGCCACGGCTTCGGCGTCAACGTCGAAGTCGTAGGCCCGCGACTGGGGGGAGACGTCAGCAACGGCGCCCCCCAGCGTTGAATCGGTCAGCAGCGCGGCGTAGACCTGAGACACCAGCGGATCGACCGCCTCGTCGGGCGCGTTGCCCGCGCTGACGCGGGCATAACACTCGACCTCGACGGTGGACCGCCACGTGATCGGCTTGGCGTACATGTCAGACTCGGCCACATCAGCGCGCACAAGGCGCACACACACCGCTTCGGTCGTCGACGCGGAGAGCGGGCGCAAGCGCACGCGGTGCACCGTCACGCCACCCGGTAGGGCGGCGATCACGGCGCTGACAGCGGCCAGGACGGTGCTCACGCGGCCACCTCCAGGATCAGGCGCGACACCCCTGTGCCGTCGGGCTCGTGGGCCGCGACGGTGAAGCTGAGCGCGCCGATCACCAGCGGCTGCCCGACCGGATCGGCCGGGGTGACGCTGGCGCTCGGGAGGGTGAACGTGGGTTGCGTGCCAGACATGCCGACCAGGCCCACCGACCCCAGCGCGTAGCCGTTGTCAAACACCCCGCGCACAGCGTTGCCGCTGAGCGTGGCCGCGACGCCGAAGTCGGCGAAGAAGGCGGGGATGTTTTCGGCGAACATGGCGGCGGGGCGTGGTGGCTGGTGCTCGGGTCAACGATCAGACGGTCAGCGCGTCAACCATGGCCGAGAAAGACTCGGCATGGCGCACCGCGAGGTCGGCGTCCTGGAAGGCGTGCACGATCACGCCGCCGTTGGCCGCGTTGGTGTACGGGTTGACCATCAACTCCAGACCACCCCACAGGCCCATGATCAGCTCGGCGAAGTTGCCGAAGATGATCGCGGAGCACACCGCGCCGCTGGAGCCCTTGACCAGGTTGGACGGCACCGCGTTGGTGACCTGGGCCTGGTAGCCGTTGACCTCGCCACCTTCCCAGATGAAGCCGTTCTGGCCGCTGACCTTGCTGGTCTGCTTGAGGCGGCCGCGCACGCGGGTGTTGGTGAGGTAGCCGAGGGTGCCTTCGTCGGCGTTGTCCTGGGCCACTTCGGTTTCCAGGCCCACGATGTGCGACCAGTTCGGCGCCAGGCCGTTGGTGCCGCCCGCCACAGAGCCGATGCCCACCGTCGGCAGGATGCCGCGCGGCTCGGGAGCGGTGCCGCTGCCGTTGATGGCGACGCGCTGCAGCTCCAGGGCCAGCACGCGGGCCAGGTCGTTTTGCACGAAGGCCTCGACGTCCAGGCTCGATTGCAGCAGCAGCTTGCGGCTGATTGCGGTTTGTGCGCCAAGTGTCCGAGGCGTCATCGCCACCTGATCGAAGGTCTGGCCCGACGCGGTCGGAGAACCGGATTCAGCCACCCAGTAAGCGGTGGCGCCGCCGGTCACGCGGGGAATCGCGATGTTGCCGACCAGGCCGGTGAGCATCTGCATGCCCATTCCGGGAAGCACCATCTTGTTGCGCAGCAACTCGATCATGTTGCCCGACAGCAGGTTGGTCGCGACGGTGTTGCCGCCAGCGGTCGGCGTGCCCACCAACAGATTTCGCTTGAGCACGTCGTGCGGCACGATCAGGCCTTTGACTTCGCGGTGGGTCACTTTGTCGGCGGCGGCGCGGCAGACTTCGTACTCAAAACCGGCGGCCTTCTGGGCGCGCTGGTCGTCGGGGTTGCCCATGGCGTTGAGCAGGCGCACCAGCGAAAAACGCTGCGTGTCATCCTTGGTCATGCCGATGTCGTTGGACGGCAGCGGCTTGGTGGCCATGTGGCGGATGAGCTCAGCCTGGAATTGCTCGGTTGTGTGACCTTCGACGATGGATTTCATCGCCAGGGTGTCGATGCCGACGCCGGTCGTGGCCTTGGCGATGGCGGCGATCTCGGCGGCGTGGTTGCGCTGCTGCACAGGGGCAGCAGCAGGGGCCGCAGGGGCGGCGGGGGTGATGACTTCGGACATGGTTCGTACCTCTTGGGTTTGGGGGGGTTCGGAATGGGTTGTGGTGGCCTTGGCGGGCTGCTCAACCGAACCGGCTCCCGCCGTTTCGAGGGAGCGGCCGACGCCGACCGTTGGGTCAGCGGGGACGCTGACAATTGACAGCTCCAGGGGCTCCCAGTCGATCACGCGGTAGGTTTCCACACCTTCCTTTGTCTCGACCAGCTTGGCCTCGTGGATGAGGTAGCCCACAGACACGTTTTGGCGGATACGATCCACCGCAACGTCCTGGAACACCTCTTCTGCCCTGACGCTTTTTCCGAAGCGCACATCAGCACGGGCCTTCCGGTCCGCGCTGATTTCGACAGAGTTGGGCTCGACCACGCCGACGACGTCCGTCCAGTTGTGGTCACAAAGAAGATTCGCGCCGTTTTTCAGGCGATAGGTGCGCATCGCCTGCGGCGTGCAATCCAGGATCTCAACACCCCAGAAGCGCTCATACGGCGCTTCACTGGCAAACGCCAGGTTGACGGTGCGGGCCTCCAGGTTGATGGCCTTGCTTTCAACAGAGAACAGACGCTCGACCCGAACAGCCTTGCCAGCCTTCAGATCCGAGCGGATCTGAGCACCTTGCGCCACCAGGGCGCGGCGCTCAGCGTCAATGCTTTTGTCGAGGGTGAGTGCGGGGGCGGTTTCGGTGCTCATGCCCCGCAATGTCTTGCGGGTGGTGTGTCACCTGGAAGGCAAACGGTGGGACAGGCGCGGGCGCCTGTCGATCAGTCGCGCCAGGTGCAAACGATTTGCGGGTTGGCCTGTTGCGCCTGCTCACACACCGCGTCGAATTCCGCGCGCTTTCGGCGCGGCGAATCAATCGCCCAGCTCACCAGCCCAGCCGCCACGCCGACAGCAAGGCAGGGCGCGAAACCGCCCGAGGCAATCTGTGCAATCACGCACAGGTTATTGGCGGCAGCGCCCCAGCCGAACGCCTCATACGCCGCCCACAGGCCCGGCTGCTCGGCTTCTGGCGAGGCCTTGATGCGCTGATAGGCGATCAGCTTCGCGGGCACCAGCAGCAACCCCAGGGGATTCGATTCCGCCGCGCCGACCGCCAACCCTGCCCCCGTCGTTGCGACGTCGAAAGCGTGCGCCGCTGCCGATTCGATCTTCTGGCGGCGGAAGTCGTCAGCGTGGGCAGGCAGGGCCAGCAGCAGGGCGAGAGCAAGGGCGAGCGTTTTCATGGCAACGCAAACACCCGGTTGATTTCGGGCGCAGCGGCTGCGGCCAAAAGGCTGTTTCCGTAAGCTGTCGGGTGCAGGCCATCGCTGTAAAGCGTGGTGTTCGACTCCGCACCGGCAGCGCCCATTGACGCCTCATTGGCGAAGTCCACGAACCCATCGGCAAAGGTTGCCCAGTTGGTTCGTACTGAGTTGTTGAACGCAGTGAACTCCGCGAGGGTCGATAGGCCGTAGCTGGTGCGCGGCAGCAACGTTGCAACGATCACAAAACCGCCGTTGGAGCGCACCGACCCACAGAAAGCTTGAAGGTCTGCGTACACCTGCGCCGATGTCCGGCCACCCGCGCCCATGTCGTTCGTGCCTTTGAACACAAACACCACGCGCCGGTCAGACGTGTACCGAGACAGCACGCCGCCCTCATCGCCAGCGAAACCGGACGAACCACCGACCAGGTCGTTGACCAGTTGTTCACCACCACCGGACAGGTTGAACTCTTTCGGGCTTGTGGCGAGCAACGGGGTTATCTGGTGCGCGATGCCGTTTCGCAAGGTCGTTGCCGTGCTGCTGGCCAGGATCGAATCCCCTGTGTACATCAGCACGCCACCCGTAGAAGATGCCTCGAAGATTCCCGAGGCTGCAGCCTTCAAGGCGGACCGTTCGCCAGCAGACAAGACGCGGTTATAGAACGCGATCATCCCGTGATGGAATCGGCCAAAGTATCCACCCGTGACGATGCGCCCGAAGTAGCCGCCCGATGATGTGGCAGTGGTAGGCGCCGCGCCGGTCTGCGTCTCGCCGTCCTGCTCAAAATACACGCCGGTGGATGCGCCGTAGTGGTCAATCCAGACGGGCCGCGACTGGGGTTTGAATGCGGCGTTAGAGCCAGGAGGCGTCGCACGAATCGCGCCACTCGCCAGGGTGAAAACGTTCAAGTTGGCGTTTGCCACCGTGCCGATTTCATAGAACCCGACTTGCTGTTTCGTGGTCCATTGCTCGAAGACACCACAAACTTCGCCGTTCCTGCGGTCAATCGATATGCCTGCGGGCAGGTCATACCACCCCGCATCACCCAGAGAGACAGTCAACCCCCCGGACATGAAAAGGCTCGCTTGAATGCTGCCTTGGTTCGCGACAAGAGTTTGCGTCGCGTGCCGCCCGTTGCCGGTCAAATCGTAGAAGGTCGTGACCGTGCCTGTCGCTGTTCCAAGGTGCGCAGTCAGTGCCGTAAGGTCCAAGTTCTGACCGGAGAACCCGATGTCAACCTCCACCGCATCAGCACGGCGCACGCGGATCGCAGGGCCCGAGTAAGCTGCCGACAGTCGTTTGACGCCATACGCGGCCAGCGGCAACGCTCCGGCCTCGTCAAGCGGGTACACCAGCGGCAAACTGCCAGCCCCCACACCGACATAAGCGCCAGCAGCCTTGAAGGCCGAAGCCCCAGGCACATACACCCCGCCTTGCTTGAGCGCGAACTGGTGCGGCACGTAGGCGCCGCCGACCTTGATGCTGACGCCCATGGCTCAGGCCGCCGGGTAGAAAACGATGGTGCCGTCGGGTCGTCCGTCGGCGTCGATGGGGGCGGCGGCCTGGATCACCAGCGCGGGCGGCGTGGCGGCGCCGTCGGTGTCAATGTCGTAGTACAGGCTCCCGCTGCTGACGGTCACGACGACGCTGACCGCAGACGTCCAGGGCCCAATGGTCTGGCGCTGGCCGCCCAGGGTGAAGCCGGCCGAGCGGCCGCCAGGGTCGGCGACCGCGCGGCCACTTCCGGCGGATGGCTCGAAAACAAAGGCTTGCCCGGCGGGCAGGCTCAGGGTGGTGGTGGTGCTGAGGGTGGGCATGTTCAGGCTCCAGTCTTGGCGGGTTCGGTGGGTTGGGCGGCGGGCTGGCCGGGCGCGGGCGTGGCGCCGGGGGCGGCGTCATAGGCGGGGAGGGTGACGCCGTAGCGGGCGGCGACTTCCTTGGCCAGGGCGATGGCCTTGACCGTGTCCAGGAAGTCATAGCCCATCGCGGCGGCCAGGTCCTGGGGCGACATCAGTCCGGCCTTGACCATCAAGATCTTGGCCTCGATGTCCCCCTTGGGGTCGACCCACTCCCAGCGGCGGGCCTGCCACTCGTGGGCGCTGAATTTCGCGAGCTTGGCGGCGGGCAGCTTGCTGCCGTTGGGCATCGTGATCGCGCCACTGAGCAGGGCCAGGCGCAGCCACTCTTTGAACACCGGCTCCATGACGGTGGAGATAAACCACTCCTGATCGCTGGTCCAACGGTCGCGCTCTTCAATCACGCCCTGGCGAATGCTCGAATAGTTGACGCCTTCGAGGTCGTTGGCGAGGCTCACATAAGCCACGCGCCAGCCGGTCGCGACGCGCTGCAGCGCGGTCTTGACGAAGGGACCAAACGTTTCGTTGGGATACGGACTCGAAAATGGCGTGAAGTCCACGCCGATCGGCAAAGTGTCGAAGGTGCCCGGCTGGGTGGTGGTGATTTGCGCGCCGGTTTCCGCATCTTCGCCGCCGATGGGCGGGGCGCCGTCGGCGGTCTTGAAAAATCCGTAGTGGTTCGCGCCGTGTTCGGCCGCCATGACGGCGGACAACATGAACCCGGCCAGGTGGTGCAGGCTCAACATGCCCGGCGCCATCCACGGGATGCCGCGCAGCTGGCCCGCGCGGTCGACTTTGAACGCGTGGATGATGTCTTCAACGGGCACGCGCACGCGCTCGCGGCTGGCGTGCTGGCCGTCGTTGGGGTGGCCCTGGAAAATGTGGATCGCGACGGGGCGGCGCCACTGGTTGACCTCGACGCCCATGATCACCGCGTTGCGACCGTTGGCGGCGGCGATGTTGAGGCTGGTGTCGATCCGGTCAACGTCGATCAGCTGAACCGCGTAATTGAAGCGGTTCCCCGCTTCGGCGCCGCGCACGTGGCGCAGCAGAAACTCGCCGTCAGTCGGCAGGCCGCCGACCATGGTCTCGCACATGTCCCGAAAATGCTGCCGGCCGGTCACGTCCGCCACGGTCTGCCAGTCATCCCACGCGGTCTCCAGCGCGTCGTTGGCCAGCTCGTCGGGCTTGCCGGGGCCGTCGACCACGCGCGCCTGGTAGCGCACGCCGCCTGGGCCAATGATGTTGTTCTGGCACATGCCGACGAACTTGCGGCCGTAATCGTTGTTGTTCGCCAGGTCCCGCCCCCGGGCGCGCAAGCGGTCGAGGTCGCTGCGCAGTTCCTGGTTGATGCTGTTGGCCGTGGCGACCCAGTCGGCGCTGAAGCGGTCGAGGCGGGCGGCGTGGAAGGCGCGGGCGCCCGTGCGCGGCGCGGCGCTGCGGCTGCCGAGCAGGCCAAAGGTGATTCGACTCAGGAGGGTTCGGCGTTGGGTGGCTTGCATGGTGTTCAGGCTCCCCACCGGACATAGATCCGGCGGTTGTCGGGCAGGCCAGCGGCGACGCGGGCGGCGGCGTTTTCGCGAGCAACTTCGGCCTGCCACTTGCTGCGCTCGGCAATCAGTTCGGCGCGGGTGTAGCGGCTCAGGCTTCGACCGGCGATGGTGTAGCTGGCGGCGCTCAGGTTGTTGGCGTCGGCGAGATAGGCGTCGATGGCGGCCAGGGCCTTGACCGCCGTGGTGCGCAGGTCCAGGGCGGTGGCGGTCGCGGGGTTGGGCAGGACCTTGACAATGCCTGTATCCAGCGTGTGGCGGTCTGGCGACTGCTCGACCCAGTTGACCCAGGTGTAATCAGCGGCCACCCAGGCGGACGACGCCACGCCGGTCACCACAAACAGGAAGGCGGTCGGTTCCTCCGGGTCGGCGGTCGTGCTGGTCAGCTCGAAGGCGGTGCCAACGCCTGCGGATGGGACCATGCGGTATTTCATGGTCCATCCGTCGGCGGGAATGTAGTCCGTCGCGATGGTGGAAAAACTCAGGCTGTCGCCCGCGACGAGGGTGTTTTCGATACTCATGTGGCGTTGCCTCGGATAGGGCGGCCGATGGGGGCGCGGCGCTTGATGGACAGGGCGGCGCCGGACCCCAGGCGCGCAGCCTTGAGCGCGGCCAGGCGCTGGGCGGGGCGGAAGGCAGGGCGGTTGATCGGCGCAGCGGTGGCGCCAGACCAGGGGGCGCGGGCGACGGATTGCGCGGGACCCAGGCGCAGGCGGCTGGGGACCGAAAAGAAGGTCTGGACAGACCAGCCGAGCGGGGCGCTCGCGTCGATGAACTCGCGCAGGGTCCAGGCGGCGCCACGGGTGGCCACCACAGGGGCGCGAACGGACCACGCGGCCGAGCGGCTGCCTACCACAGGCACACGAACGGACCAGGACAGAGGCCGGGACGCGCCAACGACAACCGCGTTGAGCACAGACCAGGCGGACGACGCGCTGGCGCTGACCGTGATGCGGGCGGTCCAGGCGGACGACGCGCTGGCGCTGACCGTGATGCGGGCGGTCCAGGCGACGGAGCGGCTGGCGGGCACGGACACGCGCACACTCCACCCAGCGGACGCGCTGGCGGCAACCGCAACACGCACCGACCACGCGGCCGGCCGAGCAGCAGAGACAAGCGCGCGGGCCGTCCAGGCGAGCGAGGCGCTGGCGCTGGCACTGTTGCGCACGGTCCAGGCAGCGGCGCGGGTGGTCGACGCGGCGACGCGCACGGACCAGGCGAGGTTGGCGGCCGACTGAACGCTGGTTGGACCGGCGGGCGCTGCGCCAAAAAACTCGGCTTGAAGCAGATCGCCAACAACGCCAGCCGACCAGAGGGCAGATCCGCCGCTGGGTCGGTAGACGGTGGCAAAGCGGTCGGCCATGCGCGCTTACCCGTGTGCGATCTTGCCGATGCCGCGCACCGTGCCGCTGGTCGTGGTCGTGGTCTGCACAACCGGGAACAGACAAGAGCTGTTTCGGATTTCCGGCATACCGAGCGCCGCCCAGTCGGCCGCAAACTTCGCGTTGCCGACCGGGGTCATCAGCGAGCCCCGAAAGCGCGTCGCCGTGATGCCGAAGCTACCGGCGGCGGCCGTGGTCGCCGACAGGGTGCAGGTAGTGATCGCGCGGATGTATTTCCCGGCCTGAGCGGCCGGGATCAGTCCGTTGATCGGGATCATCAGGCTGGCGGGCCGCGTGGCCGCGAGAGAGACCGCGACCGTCGCGTTGGTGCCGTCGTTGTAGGTGGCGGCCAGGGTGGCGGTAACGGCGGTGGCGCCGGTCGCGGTGTACCACTCCAGCCACCACTGGATGTCGGAATAGTTGGCGTCGCCGATGCGATCGACCATGTTGTTGGTCGTCAGACCGTTGAAGTCTATACCGACGGTTTGCGCGGTGTTGAGAGTGCCGTTGAGCCCACCCATGTGCACCAGGCGGTCGTGAATCTCCAGGGTCGTCGTCGCGTTGGCGCAGGAGGCCTCAAGCTGCGCCAGGTAGCTGGTGGCAGGCGAGGTCTGCTGGCTGAAGTTGATGCCGCCGACCGTCGTGTTGTTGCACACGGCGGCAGCGGCCGGGATGGCGCCTTGACCCGGCTGCCCGGTCGCGCGCCAGAGGCTGACGTAGTTTCCAGCGGCTTGCGACGCGATGGACGCCTTGTCGATGATCAGGCGGCTGTTGTTGTTGCCCAGGGCGCTGAGCAGCTGGTCGACGGACGTGATGGCCATGTGTCAGCGCCCGATCAGGTGGTTTCGCACTCAAGACCGAGCGTTGCGCCATCGCTGGCGCTGGCGCCGCTGCCCGCGTTGACCGTGCGGCGCAGCCACAAAGCCCTGTGCTGCCCGAACGGGATGTCACCCAGGGCGAGGCCCGTGCCGGACGTGGCAGGCTCGCTGAAGGCGACGCCAGATGGGGCGGTGGTTTCGTTGGCGACGGTCTGTTCGGTGCCGTTGACCGCAGAAGTCCCGACGCCGATAGCCAGCGTGGTGCCTGCCAGCGGCGTGTTGGCACTGATCCAGGCCTTGGCGGCGGTCATCGTGTCGACCGCGTTGGCGTTGTGCAGGTAAACGCAGCGGTATTCAATCCGCCCAGCCGCCGACTCGGCCGCGCTCACAGCGTCGAACAACGCGTCGACGCTGCTGCTGGCAGTGTTGGTGCTCTTGGCGCCGCCCAACGAAGCGTTACCGCTGCTGTTCGCAGCGCCGCCGGACAGGCGCAAAACAAAGTCGGTGGAAATGATAGGCATAGATCGCGCTCCGGGTGGATACGCGACGAATGTCTGGCGACAGGTGTGTCATCTGGAAGGCGACGGGTGGGACGGTGGCGGGCTTAGGGCCCTTCTTTGATGTGGTCATGACAAATAGGGTCATCGCCGTCGCGCAGATCACCCACCACCAAATACCCATAATCAGACGTGTACAGCCGCACGCCGTGCATCCGGCACACAGCCCGCAGCGCCATCAGAAAACCATCGTATTTGCTCAGTGGGGCGCGTTCAAAGCCCCTGTTATGCAAAAACCGCGCAGAAGTTTCGGCGGCATCTTCCCTGGCTTTTGCCACGCGCGCCATCTCTGTTTTCAACCACTCTTCCAGATCGTCGTTCATAGTCACCCCTTGGCAACCCCGTCCAGACTTGAGACCTCCGCGCGCAGTGAGTCGACAGCCTGCTCTGCGGTGTCTCCAAAGCACTCCACGCGGTATTCTTCCCGCTCATTCTTGGTGCTCACAAGCCGGACGCGCCAGGCGGCTGGCCAATCTGTGCCACCCCTGCGGAAGTCCAGCGTGATGCCGTGGAATCGCTCGCCAAGCGTTTGCAGGTATTGAAGTGAGTACATTTTTTCATCTCATCCTAAAAGCAAGCCTCAATCCCCCTCAATCCCCAGCGCCCGATACACCGTGCTGCGGCTCACATCGTACCGACGGCACACCAGGCTGATCGATGCGCCGTGGCGGATGTCGCGGCGTATCTGCTCGTTGCGCTCGTTGCGCACATCGCCAACCCGGCGGCCGATGTACGGCCGATCACCCCCCCAGTCTGCCCTGATCCTCGCCTCGATGGCCCGCAGGTGGTCAGCGCTGACGCCAGCCATGACGGCGCCAATGATGCGCACGACATCGGCCACAAAGTCATCATGAGCAGGCACGCCGGGCCCGGTGGTGCTTTGCCCGGTGAACAAGGGCGCGGTGGCGGGTCGGGTGCGCTGGGGTTTGGTGGCGACGATGGTCATGCGGCGGCGGGTTGGGTTGATCAGCGGGCAGTGGCGAGGGCTTTGGACAGTTCTCGGTCGAAGTGCTGCGCGAATCGGCGGTCGACGGTGGTCTGCCCCAGGCGCTGGAGGTCGAAGCGGCGGCGGTAGACGGCTTTGGTCTGCTCGAAAACCACCACCGGGATCAACTTGCCTTTGGCGCCAGGGTAGGCGGGCGGTATTCGGCGCCAGATGCCAATGGGCGCCTTGTCCCAGCCCTTGCCGGTGGGTTGGCCGTAGAAAAGCTGGATCGGCGCGGCGCCTTTGCGGCGGTTGCCGTCCACGCCCAGGCGCTTGCGCACGCTGGCGCCCAGGCTGCCGTCTTTGGCGGCGCGCTTGAGCGCGGCGATGGTGCCGCGCGGGATGTTGCCAAAGGCGTTGAGCTGGATCTCGCCCGGCAACTTGATGCCGCCAGCCTTGGGCTCATAAATCCCGCCCTCGATCTGATAGCGCATGTACCGAGACTGGATCGCGCGAAACCCGATTTCAGCCACAAGCCGATCCCTGCGGGCCGGGACGAGATAGGTGCCGCGCTTGGTGAATTCGGTCGGCTTGTCGAGCGCTTCGTCAAGCGCTGCGGGGATGGCGTTGCGCAAGTCCTGGCCGGTGCGGGTGAGCGCGACAGCGGTGGCGAATGCAACCTGTTTGGCCTGGCGGCCAAGGCTGGCAGCCAGGGTGTCGAAGTCGTGGGTGACTTTGATGGTGAGCATGATCAATCGATGGGTCGACCAAGCATCAACAGAAGCGCATCCTTGACCTGAGCCCGAAAAGCATCGGCGACTAATTCAATTTCCCTGTCGGTGACTTTGCTTTTTTCCGATGCCGTTGTCTCAACAATGATTGGCGAATGAACAAGCGGCGTCACTTCGCTGTTGATCTCAGCGTAGATTTTCATTTGATAAAACATGCGACTTTCCTTTGATCACCAGATGCGCCCACCAGCCTGCCGACCTTGCTGCGGTCGGCGGATGGGTTGGGCGGGTTGCGGGGTTGGTTTGGCGAGGATCTGCTCGGGTGTGGGCGCCGGGGTGGCAACGGCGCCGCGTGTGAACAGGTCCTCAGGTGGCTGGACGGCGGCCTCAAGCTGCGCCCAGCGCTTGTCGGTGAAGTTGTGCAGGCCCAGGCCAAAGGCGCCGTGTAGCGCGTAGTTGCGACAATCGAGCTCTTCGTTGCGCGGGCGCCGCTTGACCCATTTGTAGGTGTCTTTGCCGTTGACCTTGGTCAGGATGCGCTGTTCGGCGGTGAGCTGTTCGTAACGCTCGCGCGGCATGTCCTCCGGGAAGTGCACATAACCCGGCCCCGGCTTGTCGATCGACAGTTGACCGAGCAGCAGATCCTTGGCGGTGTCCACGCCGATGCCGTAGACCTTGATCCCGCTCGGGATCTTGACGCCCTTCCAGCTGATCTCGACGGGCGTTCCTGGCATCAGCACCGGCTTGTGTTCCTCGCTGGACCCCTTCACCGCGCGCAACAACGGCAGCGCGTGCTGGTGTTTTCGGACCCAGTTGTAAACCGCCTGCGTCTGGTCGGACGAGTCGATGCTGATCGCCGACAGTCCGAGGCTCCCGCCGTGCCAGGCCTGCGTGTACCGGCGCTGCAGGTGCTCCGTCAACCGCTCCCAGTCCTCTTCGCTGGCCGGGTTGCCTTCGATGGTGACCTGGTCGACGCGCCAGCTTTCAAGGCCGCGCCCCCACGCCCACACGCTGTACTCCCAGCGGTCCCGCTGCACATCAACCCCCGCCGTCAGCACCAGGCCACCCGACGGCACGACACCGCTGGCCAGGCCTTCAGCCTTGGCGCGGGCCTGCAGCACGTGGTCGTCGCTGCGGTCTCCCACAATCTCCCAGGTCTCGCCCAGCGTTTCGTTGAAAAACAGTTGCAGCGGACCGTGGTCGCCCTTTTTCGACGACGCCAGGGCTTCGAGAAATTCCTTGACGATGTCGGGCCAGCTCCGCTGCGGACTGTAGGCCGACCAGACGTGAAGCCCGAGCGACACCGGTGGCTTGCACGGCTGGCCCATGGCGTCGCGCCAGACGCGGTCGGCGCCGTAGCGCTTGCCAGTTTTGCCGCAGACCCAGGCGCCCTGCGTCCACACCCCATCTTTGCGGGCGCCCTGCTTCAGGTAATCGGCCTGGGTGATGCTGTCGCGGCAGTGTGGGCAGACGTGGCGCACCGTCTCAGGCCGCCCGCTGTCCCACTTGAAGCCGCTGGCCTTGTCTTTGCCGCCCCAGGTCAGTGGGTGCTCGATGTCACAGTGCGGGCAGACCATGTGAAACCGGACCATGCCTTCGGCCAGCTCGCACGCGGTTTCAGCCTGGTCGATGCCTTTGATCAGCGGCGTGGTGCCGCCGATAAATTTCGGATTCGGTGCGCCCTCCAGGCGCCCTTTCGCGAGGCCCTTGGCGTCGCCGGTTTTCTCGATTCGGGCGTCGAACTTCGACCACTCATCCAGGATCGCGACCGCCACGGTGATGCGCCGGAACGCCCGCGCCGCCTTGCCGCCCAGCAGGTGCACCACGCTGTTGCGAAACTGCTTGAGTTTGATCGTGTCGGTGTCTTTGGCCCCGGTCTTGCGGGCCGTCTTGACGGCCGCGATCTGGTCGAGCACCGGGTCGATTTCGCTCTTGACGTAGCTGTCGCGGTCGTCGTCGGTCGGCTGCCACAGCGCCAGGTTGCGGCGCAGATGCGCAATCGAGTAGGCGACGAAGGCGGTGATCATCTTGGTGTAACCGACGCGCTTGGACTTGATGATGTAGAGGTCCCTGATCCGGTCGTCAGACATAAAGTCCATAATCCCGATCTGAAACACCCAGGCGACCCAACCGCCTTTTTGCTGCGACGACTCGCCAGCCATGACGAAGAACACCGCCGCCCAGTCGCTCAACCGCTGGCGCGTCTGCGCCTTCAGCCCGTCCAGCCCGAGCGACACCGCGCGGCGGATGGCGGCAGCGGTCTCGCGGCTGATCGAGGGGTTGCGGCTCATACCGGCGCACCCTCCCAGATCCCGTCGGCATCGTCTGGCGCAAACGCGGCCAGCGCGTCGGCAGCGTCCTCGGCTTCGTCCTGCTCGGCCGCGTCCATCGCGGCGCTGATCAGCTTGGCGGTGGATCTGATCCACTCATTGCGGGCAGAAGACACCACCGACAACACCGTCAACAACACTTCGTCGGTGATGTCCGGGACAGCGGTGCGCAGAGAGCCTTCGATCTGGTCGAAGCGGTCAGCGACCGCGCTGGAGGCGTGCCCCAGCACATCAGCCAGGACACCAATCGGCGCAAACTCCCCGCGCGACACCTGATTCTTCAGCTCCTGGGCGATGCGCTGCTCGCGGGCCAGCGCGGCGCGCTCCTGCACCAGGTCAAGCCCGCCGATCTCATTCCCAGCCCGGCCGGCCGCCATGTCGCGCATTCGCTCGCAGTACGCCAGCAGCATGTTGTGCGCCGTTTCGCCGCGAGGGATCACACCATCGGCCGCAAGCTGACTTACGCGCGCCTCGGACAACCCCACCATCTCCGCAAAATCGGCTTGAGAGCAAGGCTGGTCAAGCAATGGGGTCAGCTTCACTTAACCCCCTTAGCGACACCATGCAACAGTCCAACCTCGCGCCGCGAATGACCCGCATCGGGGGGGCATGGGAAGGACCCAAACCGGGGGGTGTCGATCCCGATTCGACGCAGCCACTCGACCCGCTCACCCACCGCCGAATCAGCAGCAGGCGACCACGACTCACACCCGCGCCAGTGCGCCAACGTCACAGCCTGCGTGCGCTTGATCGAACAGAACGCCATACCCATGCGGAAGGCGAAGCGCGGCACGCCACGGGCATCCCAGTTGCTGCATGTCAGACACGTGCGATCAGTCATTTGGCCACCGTCCAAGCCCTGACGCCGTCGCGATTGACTGGCCTGACCATCTGCTGACTGTTCAACCGGTGGATTGCCATCCGCACACGCGACACGCCAACCCCGAGCGACGCCGCCACATCCTCCTTTGTGAGCGAATTCGGCAAACTGAACGCGAGCAACTGGTGCACCACCACGGTCAACGGAACGCCGTGCACACTGCTCATGCCGCCACCCCTTCCGCCCGCGCCTTGCGCACCGTATCAGCCCACTGCAGCCAGCTCACCGTCCGGCCTTGCGCGTCCACCTGCTGCCACGGCGGCACACCCAGGCGCACAGCATCGGCCTCAATCGCCGCCCGACTGTCAGGGTCCGCAGCGCCAACCGCTGGCGCATCGGGCAACGCACCCACCGCCGCCGCGTCACGCCGCTGACCCTCAGCCCTGGCCAGCGCATAGGCGAACCCTGCCCCCTTGCCGACCGCGTACACCGCCGCAGCCTGCAGCTCAGCGACCGTCAACCCCGCCGCCAACAGCGCCAGCAGCCGAGGGTGCGTGGCACTCGCATCGGCCACACCCGCCGCCACCATCGCCGCCGCAGCCTCGGACCCCGGCCCCGATCCCGGATCGGGTTTTTCAAAGCCAGGGCGAGCCGGGCCGACAGGCCCGCCCTGGTGGTGTTCTACATACTCGCCCTGATTAATTGGTAAGTGGTGTCTGGTGTCTGGTGTCTGGGTAGCCGTTGCAGGCGTTGCAGGTGCCGTTGCAGGTCGCGTAACAGGTGATGCGTTTGCATCGTCTTGCGCGGCAGCTGCAACGCCTGCAACGCGCTTGACCAGCTCCCGCAGGTCTGATGTTTTGATGTTCCAGTCCGCGTGTCCACCCGCATCGGTCAGCACCTGAAACAACCTCGAACGCTCGTCACGGTGACGCTTCATGCGGTTGGTCTCGTTTTTCTTCTTGAGGTCGCGCTCCGGCTTGCCATCGTTGAACGCATCAATCTCACGATCACACCGCGCGTTGTGGTAGCCATCTTCCTCCAGGGTGAAGAAGTCCTCCAGCACCGTGACCACCGCCGCCAATTCATCCTTGGACCGCGCGCCCACCAGGCGCTGCACCTTCTTCAGATCGGCCGGCAAAGGCTGCTCAGTCGCGTAATACTTGCGCAGCAGGCGGCTGTATACCGCGTCCTCCAGCAGCGACAGGTGCGCCGTGGCTTCTGCATAGTCACCGATATGGTGTTCGTAGTAATTCACAGACAGTTATTCCTAGGTGCTGCGCACAGGCTCAGGTATCGGGGACTCGTGCTTAGGCCACCAGGCGCATCTGCACCACAGGCAGGCGCCACAACTGGCTGCTCTTCTTCGTCAACGGGTCCAGGCGGTGCTCGTCCAGACACTCCACCAGGTCCGACGCCTTCAGATCGGCCAGACGCCCAGTCACCCAGCCCTTATCGAAACGGCGCGGCGCGTGGATGAGCTCCAACATCTCCCGAATCTCCCCGGCAGTCACCTTGTCGACGCCGTGCTTTCGCTTGACCACCAGCACATCCAGGACCATCTGTTGAGCACCCGGCACCTTCACAGGCGCCGCCACAGCAGTACAGGTATCGACGATCATCTCTTCACCTTTCGGAGGGACTCAGGCCACCAGGCGTACACCGCCAGGGGGATGCGGACCAGGGCAGCGACGCGCCCAATGAAGGCATGCACCGAGAAGCACACACCACGACGGAATCAGGCACTGGCCACCCCTTGCGGTGCGGGTTGGGTATCGGACGCGGCCAGCTCCGGCCAGATTCGCGACCAGCTCTCAGGCCACATCTGCTTTCGGGTCACGATCCCGCCCGTCATCGACTCGAGCGTCGCCCCGTGGTCGGTCTTGAGGCGGCGGTCGCCGTCGCGGTAGAAACACACGGTTTGCGTCGTGACGTTCAAAGCCCTGGCCACGACAGCCGGGCCGCCACTCAACTCGATGGCCCGGGCGACTTCGGCGATCACGGGCTCAGGCATTGGGGTATTCATGGCGCACATTCTACAACTGTAGAAATGCATTTGTCTACACCTGTAGTTGCGGCACACACAACCCCGCCGTAGGGTGCCGCCATGTCACTAGGATCTCAAGTCAAAAAGTACCGCACGGCAGCCGGGTGCACCTATGCCGAAATCGAGGCCATGTCGGGCGTCAGCACAGGCAGCATCAACGCGCTGGAAAAGCGCAACAGCAAGCGATCCGAATATGCCCAGGACCTCGCCCGCGCCTTCGGCCTGACCACCGACCAACTGCTTGACGAAGCAGCCGACCACACCGAGCACATCCCCGCCCACATCGCCAGCTGGCGCATCACCAAGGCACCACCGACCGGCGAACTCACCGCAAAGGAACCCGCCGCCACGTGGACCGCCGCCTACTGGCCGTTTTCCATCGACCAGAATCGCTTCAAAACCGCGCTCAACCAGGACGACGTCAAGCTGATCGAGGCCTACATCCTCGCGCTCGTCCAGACCCGGGAATCCCACCAGGGAAAGCAGGAACGGCTACACGGCAACGGGAGGCCGTGATCTACCATTTGGACAACTTCAGACACAAAAGAGCGCCCTATCGCCCAGTCTGAATCGTCGTCAATACGCCGTCCTGAAAATACAGGTAGTTCCCGCCGCCGTAGACCCACTGCTCCCTCTCACCAAAAGCCGTGGTCGTTCGGTTTACCCGCTCAGGGCGCCCCCAACTGCTGTCAATGGCATCTTGCATTGAAGCCCCTATCGCCACCCCCTCGCTCTTCTTGCGCGCCACGCGCGATTTCTCCAGCAAGGCCTCATTCAGCGCCACCTTCTTGACCAGGTCGGCGCGCAGCGTCTGACGCTCCGCCAGCATCGGCTCGCCGAGGTCGGTCAATCGATCCAGGGCGTCCAGCCGCAACCATGGCAACGCCTTCGGGTTTTGTTCCGTCTTCACCAGGTCTGCCCGCTCCGCCGCCTTGACCATTGACTGCAGCTGCGCATCCTGCAAGCGCTCAGCGCACACCCGCAAAGACGTGGCCGCCTGCCACGGGTCAACCTTGATCAGGTCCTGATACTTCGCCAGCAACGCCTCGCGCTCCCCCTTGCACCTGATCACCACAGCATCAACGGGAGGTCGCACCGCCACCGGCGTCGCAGTCGCCACGGGCTCGGACCGATCCGCCCCATCATCGACCGCAATGGCGACCACAACGCCCAGCAACACCACCCACACCACGACCGAGGGCGACACCCGTGACACCAGTTTGCCCAACTCATACGACAGCGACTTCTGCATAAGACCTCCTTTGTTGGCGGCGACATTTTGACCGGCAAGCCCGTTGCTTGCCAGCTACACATGTTGAATTTTACATTTTCTTTTCTACACCTGTTGACAGCCTGATTTCTACGTTTGTAGAATAACCTCACGTTCAAACAACGGAGGGCCAGATGGCACAGCAACACCCCAGGTTTCCCGACGGTCCAGGCCCCGGCCAAAGCGTCACACACATTTTTGCGATCGTCGCGCTCGAATGCGACGCCGCTGGCTCGCGCTTGCTTGCCCTGTATCTGGCTGAGATGAAAAGAAAAAACTTTTCGAGCCAGACCGAGAAGACCCGCGCGCTATGGGAAGCATTCATCGCGGTGCGCGAAAAGGCAAACACCAACTTCGTCCAAGCCAAGAATTACGGACAGCTGCTCTACGCCTTCCACGGCACGAAGGCATTCACCAGCGCAAAGGTGGCCGCATGACCACCAACCGCACCCCCATCGACGCCCAGTGCGAAGCCGCGATGCAGCGCTTGATCGCGTTCATCAACCGCGCCGCCGGTCAGCACAAGCGTGCAATGGCCGCCGCTGCAGCGCTTCGCAAGAAAGGCGGCCAGTGATGCAAACCACCCGCAAACACCCGCGCACCCTCGAAGAAGCGTTCGGCCCCTACGCGCGCGGCCATCTCTTCGAGAAAACCAGCAGCAGCAACAAAAAAGACGAGATCGTGCTGGCCGCGTCCATCGTCGCGCTGCTGTCCCTCCTGATCATCTTTGCCATCTGGGGCTAAACACCATGACCACCGCAACCAACAAAACCACCCACACCAGCGAAGGCACCGCCAGCGCCCGGCGCCTGCTGGACAACACCAGCCGCGCCCAGATGCCCAGCCCCTACCTGCTGGACACCAGGACAACCGCACCGCGCAAGGCCCCGACGCCGCTGCGCATGATCAAAACCGAGCACCACGAAAGCGCGGTGTGTGGCTTCGGCGTGTGCAACTTGACGCCCGAATGCACCAGCCGCTGCCGCTACCGCGAAGCCGCCCAGGCGCTGCAAGGCCAAGCCAGCGAGCGCCACACCCAGCGCGCCGAGATGCCCCCGATCAAGCCCAGGCGCACTGAAGCCGAGCGCCGCGAAGCTGTGCGTTTGCGGCGCCTGGTGTTCGGTTGCCTGGCCGCGAGCTGGATCGTCATGGGCCTGTACATCTTCTTTTGACCCACCACGCGCGACACAAACATCACATGGCACACATCACCATCACCTTGCGCGACACCGACGCCGGAACCGTCGCGGTCTACAGCAGCTTCGCGCCCGCCGTTGGCCAGCGCGCCACCCCCGCCCAATCCATCGCCCTGGACCTGCAGCGCGAAGCCCTGCACCGCGCGGGCGTGGAGTCCGACAAGACGCCCCAGGAGGCTGCGCGATGAGCCTGCCGATCCTTTACCTCAGCGGCCCCATGTCCGGCATGCCCGAGGACAACTATCCCGCCTTCCACGAAGCGGCCAGGCAGCTGCGCGAGGCCGGTTACCTTGTCGTCAGCCCAGCGGAAAGCACCATCCCGCGCGGGTCTCCGTGGCTCAGCTTCATGCGCAAAGACATCAGCGACATGGTGGCCACCTGCGACGCCGTCGCGACCCTGCCCGGCCACGAAAACAGCCGAGGCGCTAAGGTCGAGATCGCGCTGGCCAGGGGGTTGGGCTGGCAAGTAAACACGGTCGATGAGTGGCTGAATCTGATTGCGTCGCAGAGCGTGATCAAGATGTTTTTGGACAGCGTCAAATGACTGTCTCCATCATCACCCCCACCCGCGTCACGCTGCTGAAGCACCTGGCCGCAGCCAGCGAGGTCGACGCCGACGGCAAGGCCACCCGCTGGACCACCGCGCCCGACCTGTGCGCCGTGCACGGCGGCGACATCCAGGGCCGGGCCATGCGCAATCGCTTGCGCGACGCCGTCAACGCCGGACAGGTGCGCCGCCTGCTGCCCCAAGCTGACGGCCGCGTGCGCTACGTCATCACCGACGCCGGCCGCGCCGCGCTGCAGCGGCAGGCCAGCGCCACCGCCGCCAAAGCCGACGGACTGCGCCGCCATAGCGCCGACAAACCCAGACGCACCGCGATCAACCCGGCCGCAGCCTCGCCGCGCGACACCGGAAAAAGCCCACACAGAAAACGCATCGAGGACCTGCTCAAGCGCCACGACGACAGCGAAGGACTCACCAGCCGACAGATCGCCGCCGCGACCAAGATCCCGCTCAAAGTGACCCGCCACACCATCGGCACCGCGCAGACCTACGCCACGATCTACAACGTCAGCGACAACCACATCGCGCGTTACGTGCACCGCGACACCTGGCTGCGCATCAAAGCCGAAAAGCCCCAGCGCGCCGCGCCCGTGCGCAACAGCAACCAACCGCTAGGGTCGGTCGAATACTGGCGCAAACACCTCGCGTGGCAAAACACGCCGGCCAGGGTGGAGTTGCTGACATGAACCGCCGCAAACGCAAGCCCGCGCACGCCTACATGTACAGCTTCATCGACGAACTCATGGCCAGCACCACCGAACCGCTCAGCGCCGAAAACCGCGCCTGGCAACTGGGCCGCATGCGCGACGCCCTGCAGACGATTGAAAGCGGAGAGCAGCCGACGCCGGACGATTGGCGGCTGTGCTGCGACGCCGTCAACATGCTCGAAACCCTCACCACCGCAGGCGGCACCCTGCCCGACGAAAACGGCGCGCTGTGCGATGGATGGTGGCTGGGATGCGATGGCGAACCCGTGCGCGTCACCGACGCCAGCGGCATGCTGCAAGACGCGATCACCGCGCTCGCCACAGCGGCAGGCCGCAAAAGCCGCCACGGCTCGATCCGCCTGGACGGGCCCGGGATCAAAACCATGCGCGCCGTCTTGGACGACTACGCCGATCTGCTGGCCGCCCTGCCCGCCCGGACCACCATCCGCGCCCACCGCCAAACCGAGCGCCGAGTCCACGAGATCAGCAGCGGGAAAAAGCGGCCGCACGACGTGGAAGTCGTGAGCCTTTGAAGGCGAGCGCCGTATTTGTCGAGTCCACGACCAAAGCAACCGGAGAGAAAGCATGAATGAACCCTTGCCGCCGCTGCCAACCTTTGAGGAATGGCAAAAGATCATCTACCCAAGCGAGCCAGGAACACAAGTCGCTTCGCTCGAAGCATTTGTGAAGGACTACGCAAGAGCAGCTATCCAGGCCCTCGCGCCTGTGCCTGCTGTGCCGGAACGAAGCCTTGCACTGAATGCTGCGCTTGAATACGTCGGGCGCCACACACCGCACCTTGTCTACTCTGAGATTGCCGCAGCGCTCGCAGCACCCCAGCCAGCCCAGCAGGTAGCTCGCAAGCCGCTGTTTGCTGAAATGATCGCAAAGCATCCGGGATTGCGTGATGAGCTTTTGCAGCAGGTAGAGAAGCCCACCATCCCAGCACCGCCAGAGTGCAAGACAGAAGCAGAGAGAACCGCATACGCATTTGGATGGTTTAAGGCACTGGAAACCGAGCGAAACCGCCCGGCAACGCAGCAAGAGCCAGCGCAAGACGATCCGATTGGCACTGTGCATGCTGGCAGATATGCCAGTGGCATGAGTTGGTGTGAGGTTGATTGGATAAACCCATACCCTGCTGCCGGAACGCAGCTATTCACCCGCCCACAGGCCAGCAAGCCGATGACGGAGCAGCAGGCTCACCAGCTTTGCTTTGAACTTGGATTCACGCAAAACCGCGTCATGGCATTGATCCGTGGCGTCGAGCGCCACCACGGAATCAAAGAGTAACTACCGAAGGAAAACCATGACCACCCCAACGATTGAAGAACTGACGACCGCGCATGAAAAACTGGCCGCTATTGCTACTCCAGAGGGAAGCGTTGAGAGATTGATGCAGGAGGCTGTGTTGCTGATGCTTCGCAAGCTGATTGCGGGCTAACAAATGTTTATGCGAATCCTTGACGCCCTGGCGCCCTATTACCTTCTGCACATCATTCTTGATGGTGTGCAAGCCAACACCTTTATTGCTGGGCGGCTTGGCAAATTTGCTGCCGATCAGCGAGCCAGGGGAAGAAACCTTGTGATCGTGAATGCTTGGCGCATACCCCGCCGAGACTTCCTAGCGCTTCAGAAAGCGCGACCGGCTAACACCGAAGCTATGCGGCACGCCGCAGGAGAGAACCGATGACCACTGAAACCGAGGGCGTGTCCGCCATGAGCGCAGAGTTAGGTTCTTGGAACATTTACCGCCGCATGTTGGAAGAAGGCTTTGCAGCCTGGCGCGATTTGAACCCGGACGGCACGCCAGAAAACCGAGCGGCGTACTTGGGCGACTACATCTTCGACTTCACCACCTACGACGACGAGAAGTCCGAGGAGTTCGGCATCAAAGCGCTTGAAGTCTGCCGCGCGATCAGCGACCGCAAGACCTTTGAGTACATCGCGGACCCGGCGAACTACCGCTGGTTCCTTCTTATGGTGAACATGCCGTTTTTCTCGCTCCGACTGAACTGGGGTACATCGGTGCGCGGCGCCTGGTGGGACACCAGCACGCCGAACGAAACCGAACTGAACACCACCGCCCTGTGGCTTGATGGCAACCAGTTAACGAAGCCGCTGAAGCTCTCGACCGATCAATGGCAAGAGTTCATCACCGCGATGCTGGACTTTGCCAATGAGCAACCTAACACCGAAGGCCAGCGGGCGCCGTAGGCGGTCCGATTGGGCCGCAGAGTTAGGCTTGCACTTTTGACAACAGGAGCACCGGATGAACGCAGTTCTTTACACCCACCAATTGGAGCCAATCACCGTAGTGGATATTCCGATGTGGCTGTGGGAGCGCCTTGCACAAGGCCAAACCATTCGACTCGCCGTGATGGAGCCGCCGAGCCTTGTTCCGAACGACAGGCCGCCTACATACAGCCCACCGAAGATGGTTGAAATCTTTGGCGAGCGCATCCGGCGGCGCGAGCACGAAACGCTGATGCTGTTCACGGCGGACGAGGAAAACGCACTGCTGTTGCGCGCCGAGTTTCTGCCTGGCCAACGAGGCGAGTTGCGCAACCGAGAGCGAGGCGCTTTTGCCGCGGGGTTCTTGAAAGCGCTGCAGGAATTTCGCGCCTAACACCGTAGGTCAGCGGCGCGAGTCCGCTGGACCGCAGAGTTAGCCAGCCGGTGGACGAGCGCGACGGATGACCCTACGAAGCCACTCCAGTCCGTTCGCGTCGATCTTGGCCCACAGGTCAGGCGGCAGGCGGATAGAGCGCTGCACCAGCCTTTCGGCGTCTGGTTTCGGCGGTCGCCCGCCCTTGTGTTTTGTCTGTTCCATGCGAAAAGTATACGTGATTCAAAAAATACTTGCACGCTTCTAGTTTTTGTGATTCAATAACACCCGTCGACACACCAACCGGAGCGCAACATGAACCAAGCCACTTTCAACGACTACACCTTTCAACAAGACCTGGCCCGCGCCCGTGCGCGCGAGGCCGCCGAACTGGCCGCCATCGCGGCCGGCAACGGCCCCAAGCCCTCCCGCGACATTGGCGACATGCTGCGCCAGCAGGCGCGGGACCACCTCAACAAGGTTCTTTCCGGGGCGTGAGCCCTTTTCACAAAGTTCGATCGGTGCGCGTTATCGAATGGGTTGAACGGCTTCGGCTGGCCCAAGCACGCCGGACCACGTAACCGGCAACTACACAGGAGTGCAGCATGTTCAAGGTGCAATACAAGTCGGTTCTGACAGGCCAATGGTGCGAAAGCCACCTTGGCAACTACAGCACCCAAAAACGCGCGGCCAACGCTGCCGCCAAAGAACTGGCGCAGTACGAAACGCGGGTTGTGCCTGCATGAATGCCGCCAAGACAGCAGCCCAGCGCCAAGCCGAGCGCAAAGCCCGCGAGCTTGCAGCAGGCCGCGTGCAGTGGAAGCGATGGGTACACCCTGACGACGTGCCTGCGCTGGCAGAGTACGCCGACAAGCTGGCGAGGAAAAGAGCCCGTGCCGAACAGAAGGCGGGCTAACACCGACGCTCAGGGGCGCTGAAAGCGTCCCGCTGGAGCACAGAGTTGTGCTGCCTAAAAGACCTTGCGCCGCGTTTGGGTATTACAGAAAGTGATTGCGTTGATCTTGTTTCGGTATTACATTAACACCACTGCATCAACGGATGCAGCAACCAACCGGAGAGAAACATGTTCACAGCACACCGCACCGAAAACAACGGCCATATCAGCAGCGTAGTCCGCTGCGCTTCGCTCAAACAACTGCGCGAATGGTGCTTGAACAACGGTCACGTCATTGTGACTGGAAAGCAGGTTAAGAAGTCGATGGACAGCGGCGCATGCGTCCGCCTGCTGGGCGCTGACGGCCGGGTGAAGTTTTGAGCGAGCAGGCCGAGCCAAAGAAGACCGGGCGGCCTGCAAAGGCCCCCGGCGAAAAGATGATCCCGGTGCCGGTGCGCCTGACACCGGGCCAGCGCGACAAGCTCCAGCGCATCGGGGTGCAGCGGCTGCGCGACTGGCTGGACCGCACGGCCATGCTGCACAACACCGGAGTTGAACGATGAGCAACGCGAATTCGGTCGAACGACTTGTTCGGCTTTTGGCGCCACATGAAGGGCTTCACTCTCACCGGCTGCGGTGCGACGACCCAGGCCTAGAGCTTGAGTTTGCAGCCTTGTGGGCCGAATGGTGCCGAGGAAGGAAGGGGATCAACAGCGGGGTCGGAACCTTCGACATGCTCACAACAGAGCCGCACGCTGACGACCCTCTCATGATGATCTGGAGAAGCCGGAGGCCGACGATTGCCGTTGATGACTCGCACAAGGCTGTCGCCGCGACGGTGGTGCAGTGGCTGGGAACAAACATCGGACAAAGCTTTATCCATGAGGCCATGCGGCGCGCTGGGTACAAGGTGCACCTTGAGAAGCTGCCGAACACAATTTCCACGAACACCTACAAGTAACGACCTGTCGTGTATCCCACCATGACCACAACACAAGTCATTGATTCACAACACCCGGCGCCGGTTATCACGACAGCGCTGCCGGTTATACACGAC